GGGAAATTAGAGTGAACGTAACTGAATCCATTCTCAGTTGTAATCATGTTCACACGACCGTCGAGGATATCGAACCGTGCCTCATTAAAGATCATTCTGTATGATCCACTTTCCTGTGCAAAAACGTTGAGGCAAACGTAAGCAGCACATGTGTTGTATCGCTTCAAATGGGACACAACAAAATCTTCGACTCCGGGGTAGTACATCGAGTCGATGGAAAGAAGGTCAGCTTAAGGATATGCTGACATACCAGACACGGGAGTATTCACAACGGTGATGCCTGTCTGAGCAACATGGCTCAACAAATAACTTGCATCAAGGTCATCAAGAGGAGCTCGAATTGCTTTAAATGACTTTGAAGTCATCCTCTGGATCTTGTGGAACTTGCTTCCAATATCTATAAAACCATTCTCTATCATGGAGAGAGCTCTGCATGTGTAGTAATCTACAATGGTCCTTAGAACAGGATGTCCATACACATGTCTCTGGTCATGGGATGTTTCTGACCAGTGCTTGAAATGTTACTTCAAATAACAAAGTTAAGAGGGAGACATTTCAAAAGTTAAGGAAAGGTCATGGACGTCTTTCCTACCCGCGCTGAATTACTTGCCGCTCTTTTATCGAACGTCGGGTTTTTGGGTAAGGACTGCTCTCCTACTGTAAAAAAAGGAGTCAACTTACTGGCTAGAAAAACCTCTTTGGAACAGTTGAGCTGAAAACTCGTTGTTCGAAAGAGTTCCTGCTATGAACTCATTGAAGAGTCTGTCGTTAAAGACGACAGGAGCAGCAACAGGAATTGGTTGAGCAGCCAAGACATCCAAAATGTCTTGTCTGGTGCAGATTTTAGCCTTATCTGCAACGATGGCATACTTGTCATTCCATCTGGCATCAAGAAACGTGCGGCCATAAAGCACATTGTAGCCAAGGCGGTGGAGGGCCTGATGAGCGGGCTCTGAGGCAAAAGCTCTAATCAGGGGGAACAAGTTTGGGATGTCGTCTAAACACTCTAGAAGCTAAGGGAGACGAATATCCCAAGAGCTTTTGGCCCAGATGCTGCCGCATCTGGCGGAAGCTAAATTAGCTTCATGAACAACAACATGGCTAAGTCCGGCAGCCTGGTCTACTACGACAACAAGGTCGCAAAATTGAGGGGGAGACACAGTTTGGACAAAAATGTCATTATAGACAGCTTGGAACAAAGTCCGAGACCTCTAAGAAACATTTCCCAGTTATTGAATTAAAGTGGCGCACGCTAAGAAC